TTGAACCGCTCCTCTAAATACTCTTCCTCTTCTTCATCTATGGGGGCATGCATATCTTCATAAGCATTTACAATCTGATCGAAAACTCTTTCAAGAGCATCGTTTAATGCTTCGTCTTCAAATTCAAATTCGTTTGAGGAAAGCACATAATAAAGAGCCTCGATTTGAGGCTCATCTAAATTTAAAAAGGCTTTCATTGCGACACCTCGCTGATTGTTATTTTCTTTTCATTGCCAGATAAATAAACTAAATAATTTATCCTTGCGCTGGGAGGATATAAGCTTTGAACTGCATATAAAGCTTCTTCCTGATAAGCTCCCAAAACAACGCTTCGTATTTCGCTTATCTTCACACTTCCCGTTCTGCGATCGAATACATATCGTGCTTTTGGGATGCTCATTGGAGAATGCACATGACCTATCACAAATAGATCTATTCCTTCCCATGTGTCCGCCCAATGAGTGATTTTGTTCGCCTTGGCACCGTAGGTTCGACCTCCGCCGTATCCGTGGGAGATCGCCACTGAGTATTCGTATTTTCCAACACGTGGATTAGATGGATCTCTTTGACCTATTCTCAAATCCAAGACGGCTTGACCACGGGCGTATGGTATCCCTAAGTCGTCGGTGAATTCTTCAACGATATCAAAGCCGGTCGCTTTGGAAATCCTTCTGTCATGGTTGCCCTCAACTACGCATAGGATTTTGTCTTTTATAGGTGTGAAGATTCCTTTTAAACTGCGCATTGCACTGTTCAGAGTCTGTTCCTTTTCTTCCATCGTTCGTACCTGATTGAAGAATCCCACATCGAAGAGGTCACCAATTAAGAGGGTATAAAAGCCGTTTTTCTGAATATACTCGACATCTTTTATCAAGCGCTCTACGTTGCAATCAGCGTCAAAGTGAATATCTCCCAAAGGCAAAATAAAAAGCCCTTCATCGAAGGACTTCTTGAATACCTCTATGCTTTTCATGTCACATACCAAGAAGTTTTGTGATTATATCGCCGCCGAATACGATAAGAGTTATAATAATGCCGAACCGCCACATAAAAGCACTTTTCTCCCGTTGTTCTTCTTTGATATGATTCTGAAATTCAGTCTCTAAATGAATGAGCCTTTCGTTTTGTGTGCCATTTGTCATTTTTGTTTTGTCACTACTGTTTTTCAGCTCTTCAATTGCAGAAATGATTTGTTGATGCTCCGCTTTGTTTTGATTTTCCATCGCTTCTTGCGAAGTTTCTATTCTTGCAAGTCTATCGATGATCTCTTTTTCAAATTGATCTGTCATCTCTCTACCTCCGCTTATTTTCCCTCGTGATTTTGGATATCTAACACAATCACATCCTCTTCATGGTAATTTCCAAGAGAGGCTTTTAAATTTATGAAGTGTCTTCCAGCGTTTAGGTTCTGAGTATCGATCATAACTTTTAAGCTTCCGGTTTCAATCACATCATAATTTGTTATAGTTTGGACTTTTGTATCCGTGGCTTGTTCTGTAATTGTGGCTTCAAAACTATCCGGAGTTATGGGGTTTTTGTCTTTGTCGCTATAATCCAGATAAAGGCTTACGGTTTGCCCTTGCTCGACGATATATTTCAGCATGCTAACACCTTCTTATCGTGGCTTTCAATTCTTCTACCCTTCTTATCGTGGTTAAACAGAAAGGCTTTGTATTTATCACAATTTGTTCAATTTCTTCCAACGCACTTGCTAAAGCTATATTTTCATTCGCTATTTTTTCTTCCACGCTTGCCAAGGATCGGACATTATTTCTTATCTCTTCAATGGCACCCCCAAAGAATTCGTATATGTTCATCATCTGTTCGTTTGTGGAAGCCTTGACGGTTGTTTGATTTGATATGCTTTCTTGTGTACCTGCTATGCTTTCAATTTGGTTGCGGACGCTTTCCAATGTGGATGCGTGAAATTCAAAGATGTTCATCATCTGCTCACAAGTGTTTATAAGAGTTTCTTTCAATTGAGTGTTCTCTTCTGCTACGCCGGCTTTTGATGTGATATCATTCTTGATTGATTCCAGGAAGCTTGCCACAAAGTCGTATTCATTGATGATTTTTTCCTCTGTGTTAATGGTAACTTCGTTATCTTGGGTGATGGCTTCAAATGAAGACGCTTTGCCGTCTTTTGTGTTAGATATTTGTTCAAGGTTAGAGGCTTTGAAATCATACTCTTTGATTATCTGTTCAAGTGAGTTAACAGCAACGGTAAGAGATTGCGTGATTTGTTCATTTGCTGAAGAAACACCTTCTGAATTTTGAGTTATCAATTCTTCGTTTGAAACAGCGGATGAACGGCTTTGTGTGATAGCTTCTTGTGTATTTATTTTATTGGATAATTCATGGGTAACGGCTTCTTGTGTAGATGAAATATTATCTTGAACATGGGTTATCTTTTCAAACACGCCAGCGAAGAATTCTTTGATTATGCCACCTTGTTGTGCGAACAGCCACCATTTGTGATATGGTTTTATGTATGTGATTGTAGGATCAGTGGAGAGGTATTTGTGTATAAAGTAATATTCAAATTTTTCATATAATTGATCATCTGTATTTCTTACGTCTGCATAAATAACTGACATTGCTGCCGATGTGTTATTGGCAGTTGTAGATATCAACGCACTGTTATCGACTTGTCCATAGATTGTAGCACCTGTTTTTATAAATTTAAATTTATGATATTCATTGGTTGCTAAATCCGTGGTAATTATATTTGTGTCATTAATACATGTATGTATATCAGAATCACTATGAAATACAGCAAAGAAATCACGAACCGTGCCACCATCATTCGTCAACTCACAGCCGAAACAAAATCCATCGTCATCAGAGTTATTATTAATATATACAGTATTGTGAAAAAACTTTGTTTCAATAACTACATTGTCTACATATTGAAAAGATCGAATTGCATGACCAAGCCATCCTACCGTTACACCATTAACTGTTGTTGTATCTACAGTTCCTGTCCCAGAGAAAATTGCTCCATTATTCACACTTAAATCAATAGCATCTCCTGCTGTGGAATAACTTCCTAACTGTTCACCACAATATAAAGTATATACCCACTTATTTGTATCCAATGCTGTTTCATTCCTAAAATCATCACCAAATATCATCGTTTCATCTATATTACTCAAATCTTTGTTTGCAGAGTCATCTACATATATTTTAGTAGTCCCTTTTTGTAAAACAGGAACTTTTGCCCACGGTGTAGAGGCTTCTTCATTCCAATGTGGGGTGCTCCTTCCACCAAACCAAAATTTTCTTCTATCTACGGATATGGGGATATTAGGTATCTTGATTTGTGCATCGTGTTCTTTATCACCTGTGTATTTTATTCCTATCTCATACAGCATTATAATCGCCTCATATGCTTGTCGTTATGGCATTCACCACCACGTCAACTGATTGATCGGTGTTGTTTATCACATTTACCGCTATGTTCTTCAAAGCCACCGTGTCGAATTGAAAGGTAGCCCTTCCAGAAGCCGTCGGACTTGCGGAGTCAGAATAGACAGGAAAATCAGAGTAGTTTGTGCCATCTTGAGAATCATATACTTCAATATCTATTGTGCCGGTTGTGGGATTTGTACCGTATGTGTAAACTATCTCAACTTCACAAGCCACGGCAGACGACACGTCCAAAGCGTTTGAAGAATAAGAAGCCCCGCCAGTAGCGAGGCCCGTTATACTCCCTATTTGAGAAGGTGTGCTTTTAGTAAGAGCCATGTCTCATCACTTCGCATCCAACGGATTCGTGCCACCCATATCTGAGAGTTCTTGCGTTACCTTTGCTTTTATGTTGGCCAAATCCGTTTGATAAGTGCTAATTTGATTGTCTATCTCCGCTATCTGATTGTTTATCTGCGTTTTTTGATCATTCACACTCTTGATTTTATTATTTATCTCATTTTCTTTTTCTGTGAATGTTTGCTTGAGTGCCAAGCTCATAGCGTCTGTTTTTCCGTCTATATCCGTGAGAGCGTTTTCGATTATCGTTAATTGTTCAGTTAGAGGAGCTCCACCAGATACGGTTGAAGAATTGAGCATGGCATCTAAATTCGTTAATTGCGCTTGAAGTGTATCCTTTTGGCTTGCTAAGTTAGAGATTTCATCACTCTTTTTAAGAAGAGAGACATACTTTTTCCAGTCTACCCAGAAGCTCTCAAAGTTGGGATATTTAGCCTTCAAAGCATCATATTCCGCTTGTGTAAAAACAGTTTTATCTGCAAGTCCAAACATGGCATAGCGTTTATCGGTTATACTTCCTGGATTTATTCCCATGGATTTAATCATATTGATAATCCTCCTTATACACATTTTTAATTAGTTGCTTCCTCCGTGGAGGTGGCTTTGATTTCAATATCTCTCAAGTTAGCGACAGGATCGTTCTCAGGAACGGTGCATTGTACCCAGAAAGTTACGCTATCACCAGGAGCCATGGTTGCTAATCCAGATATATCTGAACTTGTCAAGGTTGCAGAAGTGTACGCCGTAACACTTTCACCGCTCGCAAGAGCATCTCCCAAATAAACAGTACCACCTGAGTATCCCCATTCACCCGCATTGGGAGTTGTGGGGGTTGAAGTGTTTTCGGTAAGCAAGAACCCATTTGGTGCGCTTGCGGTTTTCTTTATCACACTAACGGGTTGTGCGGAAACAGTGAAAGAACTTCCAGTATCAGAGAGAGAGCCAACGCTTCCAACCAAAGTTCCCATCGAACCGGAGTTATCGGGGGCAAAGCCGTACCTTCCTACGTCCGAACCCGCACCAGAAACTAAATCCGCAAGCAAAATAGATACATTTGTGTACTGCTTAGTAGTTTCAGTGTTCTTGAGAAAGAGTTGTTGCCGTTTAATTCTGTCATCAGCATTCGTGGTATTTGTGGCAAATTTAGCCTTTCCACTTAATGTATTCACATCTTCCAATACCCTTGTTCCAGCGGTGAATGCCACGGCTGTATCACCAGAAGCAAGAGCGTCTCCAAGATAGACAGTTCCAGAAGAATACCCCCATTCACCCGTGCCAGGAGAAGTTGGTGTAGATGTGTTCTTTGTGAGAAGATCGCCGTTAGGAGAAGATGTGTTATATTTTCTTACCTCATCAGGTTCTGCCGAAACAGCGAATGAACTACCACTATCTGACAAACTCCCTAAAACCATTCTTATTCGTTGTGTAAAACCACTATCTGCATAAAATACTAAGCCCATGTTTTAAAACCTCCTTTTAAGCATTTAGACTTGATTTTGCAGTTATTTCCATTTCACCATTTCTGCCGTTGATATAGTTGAGAACTACGATATCTCCGACGTTGGCAGAGACAGAAGAACGTAAGTTTTTAACGATTGTATTGCTATCAATCAAAACAACGTTATATCTCCCAGAAGTTATTGAATCCACAATTCCAAGCATAGGCTCGGAAAAATCATTTCTCCACGCATTCGCCAAGCTCTCAAGGATATCAAGCATACCACTCACCCTCTTTAATGCCCGTAACTGTTGTTGAAAAACCGGTAGCGGGAGTAAAATTCGTTGTTGTTCCAGTTATTATCAAGATTATAGGGATATTGAATTTTGGATGAGTTAATGTAAAAGAGTACCCTGGCAAGAAATCATTGTAAATTGGCATTCCAGCGATTGAAAAAGAATAAGGATTTCTCTTAAACTTTGAAAATGCAAGTAATTTTTTGGCAAGTCTCAGAGCCGTATCGTTGTCTGTTATAACGTGATTGCTCACACTTTGGGGTAATTTACCACCGGCTTGTGTTTCGAGCTCGCTATCAGCGTATTTCGCACTATAAAACGGCGTCCCTCTGTTAATGACGGTAGCGGATAACGTAAAATCATAACCAAAATCTGCTCCTGTATCATTTGTAATGGTAACCGTGCAAAAGGTTTGTGAGGCATCGTTAACTACGGAAAAATTAGTGAATCCGGATGGTGAGATCCAATTCACAACCGGATCTTTTGCTTTAATTGAATCATCTGTGGAATAATGAATTTCAATTGTGGTATCTGTCCCGTTAGTCGCCGTTCCCGTTTGCTCTCCAAAGTCTTGTGCCTGATTCAATTCGTCTTTGCTTTTCCCTTTCACATCCACTTCTGTATAAATATCCCATTGCGAATCCTGCGGTGAAAAGGATTTTATGTTGAATGTCGGGATTTCAAGTTGAACCGGTGTTCCAATAGCATAAGTTTTGAATTTTCCTTTCCCATCGAAAGCCCACGCCAAAAAGTTTACCTGTGTAATTTCATTCACGATATCTAAGATGGACTCCTTGACAAATTGAACACCGCTTACTTGTGAAATTATAGGAGTGAGAGAATATTCTATTCCTTCATCATCCAGAATACTTGAAAGAATCGTGTTCGTATCTGTATTCTCAAAGTAATCCGTTGTTTTCTTGATTTTTGCCCACTTCCAAGCGTCCACAAATGTGATTTGTACGGTTTGAGCGGAGTTTGCATATGAAATTCCACCTATATGGTCAATCTTCCCTTGAAAGATATCAAAAATGCTCATCTTTCCATTTACGTAGTCAATCCTTTGAATTTTTATTTGTTGTCCACCAAAAAGCTCGGCTTCTTTGTTTGGGTTGTCTGGATCAAATTGTCCCCTCGCATTAGGAACCGTCAGCGTACCCGTGGAAATTCCGTTAAGTTTCCGTGAAATACTTAACTTATTGATAGCCGTTTGAAAAGGATTCCCATTTTTATCGTAAATGATAACTCTTAATTTTGTGTAATTCATGTAATCACCGGCAAGATCGTTGCCTCCACCTTATAGTAATCAGAAAAACCAAAAATAGGTTTCAAGATAGTGGACGTGAAAATCACATTTGCCTTCTTGTTTCCATATTCAAGAGAAACGATATCCGTAGAATAGTGTAATTGTTTGATATATTCGGCATCTTTGGCATTCAAAGTCCATATTATTTTAGGTTCACGATTTCTAAAAACGCCTTCTTGAAACTCACCAGCCCCCTGATTAGGAACGATAGCATAATCAAGGGACTCGTTGAATCCTTCAAAAGAATCGGGTTCTTGAAACTCTTTCCCATTTAATTTCATGGTCTTTCGAGCCAAGAATAATCGACAGATGCCGACTTTCCAGCATCATCAGCGGAAAAAGTTAGAACTCCGGTGTCAAAATCTATCGCATATTGCCCCGCCGTTGGTGTGCCGGTTATCTGGCTCGCCTCCGTACCGTCAATGGTAACCTTCATCAATTCATAATCACTATCTATTCTCACGTAACCTGTTGAAGTTGTGTTTAACAAAGTATAAGTGTAAGGGCTTGAAGATGGGATCGTAAACGCTTCCCCGGAAACGGCATTCATCTTCAAAATTCCAACTCTCAAATCCGCTTTGAATTGTGAGAGATTGTCTTTTACAATGCCCTCTGCTACACCAAAAATATATCTCTCAGTTGCCACAAATTGAGGAGCTTCTGTGCCATCTTGAAATGCAATCTGCACTCCGTCTTCAAGATCGATAGGAGTAGATGAAGTGGTTCTTGCTCCACCGTTTGTGTAGTCAACCCATACCGAGTTCGTAGAATCCCAGCCCTTCCAAGATGTATTATCATGATCGGCAAGAAAAGCGGTATATGCACGGTATTCGTCAGCGCTTCTTATTGGGATGTTGAATATTCCAAGATGTCTATAATAGTGTTCCTGATAAGCGTATCCGCCATACCTTGATTGAGAAACTATGGGATAAATCAACCCGCTAAATCCATTAATTGTGTAATAGGAAGATTGAGGTATCGTTAAGTTTGACGATTGCGTAAGCATAAGATTTCCATCTAAATCTCTAAAAGAAAATTTATCATCATTAGTGCCACATATAATCATATTTCCAAATGCCGTTACATGAGAAAAACTTTCCGGTATAGTCAAAATAACGCTTGAATCAGAAGAATTTATTTTTGAGTTTCTATTCCATACATTGCCCTCTGAATCAACGCTAAAATCTCTTTCATAGTCAAATACAGCATATTGCAAAGTAACCGTTTGAAGAATGCTTCCGTCAGAGGGATCTATTTTTTTAGCGGTCGTACCTTCTGCAATCCAAAGATAACCACTATAAAATCCGATATTCTGAGGAGATGAGCCCGTAAGCCCTATATCATATGATGTCTCTGTTCCACCGGAAATTTTGTAAATCTTGTTGTCAGCGCCTATACCCCAGATTGTACCGTCGTCTTGAATCACGAATTTTTTTAATTGATTAGTGAGGTTTATTGTAGAATATTCCACAAGTACGAACGGGTCTGTCTCGGTTAAAGTCATGCCATCTGTTGAAAGAATATAGGTCTTAATTTCACCATTCACTATCTGTTGAGCTCCCCAGATGCCACTTAAAGAATGGTAGAACGAACCCACTTTGCCATTCGAGTAATACAATCCTGTAACATCTGGCAGGCAATAAGTCTCCGGAGGCCATCCTGATGTCGTGTAATATGACCAAATTTGTGCGTTTCTTTGTAAAGCTATGAAAAACTGTCTTCTTCTCCATTTGAATGTCGCAACTCCGGTTGCCCCACTATCTACGATCCCAATCTCATAGAACATTGCCCTCGTTCTACCGCCTTCATTCGCATAAGTCCATGCGGAAGGTATTGTTGGAACGATTGTTGCATTTCCTGTTGCTTCGTTGTTTGAATCGAAAAAAGTTGAAGTAGAGCCAGAGGTGTGTGCGTATACCGTTCCGATCGAAACTCCTGTAATTTTTTTGAATACTCCATCAGCGCTCATAATTCCATTCCAAAGCCCCGTGTTATCGGTTACGGCATCGTAACTTCCAGCTCTTACAAGATCGTAGTTGCCATAGTTCTTCGTCAAAGACGATGTTAATCCAGAAGATGCTCCATGAATAAGTTTCTTGTCTACATTCGGCAAGTTAGTGCTCAAAGTAAGTCCGTATCCAAAGCTTCCACTATTTGTCAATCTGAACAATGCCAACTCGGTTAATGCGTTCGGATCGGAGTAATCCGTAGAATACGACAGCGTCAGGGTATAAGCCACTTCTAAGTATTGTGTTGAATCCTGAATAATAGCTTGTGTTAGAGCTTTGTAAGCTATAAGATAACTCCCGTATTTAAGCCCGATCGCCGTAATTGTTCTGGTTGATGACGGTGGAGCAAAATACTTTCCATTCGCAGCGTTCGCAAGATAATAGTATTTATATAAAGTTCCATCGTATGTTTTAATGGGGGTGGTTTCCGCCACAACCGTAACGTCTGTAAGGTGTTTGTTAGCGTCTTCTGTAATACCTGTATCGGTAATTAATTCAATGTTTGGGGGATAGTTGAAGGTTGTGTTTCCGTTTTGTATAATGCTCTTATATCCATCATTTGTAAAAATATTATGCCCATCGACAACCTTTTTTCTGTGTTTTCCGTCTTTATCACAAAGCCACGCTTCCACGTGCCCAATTATTCTTGACATTCACATCACCTCATAAGTAGATAACACTCGAACCGCTAAATTGATAAGATGCAGAGTTTAAACCGTTTTCAAAGTTTGCGGTATCAATAGATGAAAAATCTCTTTTAACTGTAAATTGTTTTTTGTCATAGTTTCCACTCATAAAAAGTCCGCTTACAAAATCCGCATTGTCATCAGCAGAAACTTTGAAAATGTAGAATTGCTTTTTGTCATGCCCTATAAAAGCCTCCCCATTGAAAGAAATGCCATCTCCAACGGCTTTTAAAAGGTCAGCGGGACTCTCCGCTATAACAGAAACGCCTTCACCCTCGCCGTGTTCGTTGATCGAATGGAAGATAAAGACTGCACCTGGATCAATAGATGTATTGAAAACTCTCTCAGAACCCTCATAAACCTTTGTCCCTTTGTAGACGGAGTAAGCCGTGATAGCTAAAACGGGATAAGATACCGCCGGTGGGTAATCTGGTTCATCCCATTTGAATTGAGTTCCCTCAATATAATCACCATCTACAAGGATTAATCCCACTGTTTGAGATATGTTCTTCGGTGGTGGTGGAGTAATCAGATACTGATTGAGAGTTTCAACCTTCGTGCCCATTCCAATCCAAAATGTTGGAAAATCCCATGGATTATATGAACCTTCTATTCCCAGAGGCAAAATGTCCTGTGTAATTGTTTCCCAATTATCCACACTTGAAATGAAAACCCCGTTTTCCGGCTCTACATCTGGTATAAATGGAGCTTCCGGTTGGGAGTATTCTATTCTGTATTTTAATCTCCCGTTCCATACGAAACCGGCATCTTCAAAGTGATTAACGCTCAACTCAGAAGATGCCAGTTGATAAGTATCTCCGTAGTCAAGAGAACGGTATATTTTAAAAACGGCAGCGGGATAAAATTTCGCATCGCATTTCCAATAATCGTCATATCCTTTGAGCGGTGTTAACTTTAAATCCACAATTCTTGCGATGGTCGTGTCTCCCGCATCGTCTTCTAAAATCAGCAAAGCCCTTTTTCTGTAAGCTGAATAAAGAAAACCCGCCATAGTGTTGTCAATCACGTTCCAGCCGATATCAATCGGATCTGGTATGTAATCGCCTCTGGCTATGCGCTCACCAAAAATAGTTTTTTGTCTCATTAGCTTTCGATGCGACTGGAAACCCGAAAACTTTTCCGGATATGTCTCTATCATATAAGCCGAATCAGAGGTGAAACTCCATGAGAGCTCAACTAAATCCCCGTCTTGAACGTAAGTTCCACCAGACGGCTCGGCTTTTGTAAAATAATAGATTTTCATTTCTAACGCCTACCCAAAATTTGCCTTTGCTTTGTAATCTCCGTTGTCAATCTGTCAAGAATTTCATCCGCCGTTTGCGTTGGAGTTTGCGAACCGTTTACCTGTATAGCGCCTGGTGAAATGACAACTTGTGAATTATTAGTTGTTGACAGATTAGGAGAAGGTGTGGGCGAAATCGTTGGAGTAGTGATTTTTGGCGCATTAATTCCTATATCAATGGATGAATTATCCTTCATCTTGTCAATAAGTCGGTTAAACTTTCCCCAAATATTATTAAAAGCTGTTCCGGCGTTGTCATCCAACTTTTTAAATGGATTGAAATCGAATTTATGCTTGAAATTATCAACGAAAGTATCTATATACCGATGAATTTTCCCGTTGTAACCAAATTCATCACTGAAAGATTCATCCAAACGGTTCGTAACTTCATCTGCTTTTAATGGCAAAAGCCCGAACTTTTCGAGCATTTTTTCAATCGCACCACTGACACTATCTCCAATTTTTTGAGCCATATCATCCCATCGCTTTGAATTTTCATCTGTGGTTTTCTTAGTATCATCTTCGGTTTCGCCAAGATAATCTTTTATCATCTTTTTCATCTTATCTGTGGAAGTCGTTCCTTTTGTTTCCAAATCGTCCATTGTTCCAGAAATAGCATCTCCAACTGTTTTAGATTCTTTTTCTATTCCTTGCATCATATATTTGATAGTATCAAGCTCTCCCTTAGATAATCCATCTTTCATAGCAACTGAAATAAAAGCTGCAAGCTCTTGAACCTTTTTCCCAATTATTCCCTGAGTCACAAGCGATTGAATCAAGGAGTTTAGGATGGCTTTCTTCAAGGTTGAATCAAAGGCTTTTTTAAATGTGTCGTAACGCACTGTTTTGTTCAAATAATCATGTAACCCTTTATCGAGGGAATCTTTTTCGGATTTTCCAAGGCTATCGTAGTACTTTTTCATCTCTTCTGTGCTCTTGAATGTCATGTGTTTTACGTCTTCTAAGTACTTTTTCATGTAATCCATTTTCTGGGATTCTGACATATCTTTGAAAAAATTCACGTACTTTGTTAAAGCGCTTTCGAGCCCAGAAGTTAACGTTTGTTGCCATTTGTCTATCTGCTCACCAAGTTTTTTGATGCCATCAATCTGTGATTCAATCCACTCATTGGAAGCTTTATCACCCATTTTTTCAAGTTGCGCTTTGAATTCGGCATATTTTTTTCTCAGGACAGATGCTTTCGCTCCGTTTCCTTCCATTTCTTCATCTAAGCCATCGAACGCTTTGGAAAGCTTTTCAATTCCCTTTATCTGCCCTTCGATCCACTCCGGAGTAGCTTTGTCTCCCATCTGCTTTATCTGACGTTGAAGCCTTTCAAATCTTTCTCTTGCGATTTCAGCGCCAGCTCCTGAACCTTCCATCACTTTCCCAAGTTCTTTGAACGAATTTGCAAGGTCATCAAGCGTTTGTTGTTGATCTTTTAATTTGGCAAGCTCATAGTTATACTGTTGGACACTTATCTTTCCATCTTCTAATTGTTTATTCAAAGTATCGATCTTATCTTTGATGGCTCTTGATTGAGTACCAAGGTTTTCAAAATCAGAGGCGAGATCTTTGAATTCCGGATGCAAACTTGAAAGATCTTCGAACTTTGAGTTGAGAACATCCATATCCGTTGAAAAATCTTGAATGGAACTCTTAATAGAATCAGAAGACTTTATTATCTCATCTGCATACTCTTTCCACGCCTTCTTTAAATCTTCGGAGTTTGCGAGCGCTTCTTCACTTATTCCAAGCCATTTATACATTGCTTCGTTTCCTTTATAAACGCTCTTCACAAATTCATCATAACTTTGCGGTTTTATGGCTTCCGCAAATTTTTTCATCGTTTCAATGTTTTTCTTCTCTTGTTCATTCATAAAATTAAGAGTGCTTGTTAAAAGTTGAATGCCAGCGATAATCCAGCCGATAGGTCCAGAGCCGGCTTCGATCGTAGTACTGAGAATTTGAATACCGTTTGCCACGAGTTGAAATCCATCTGCTATTCCGGAAAAATCCTGCCCTGACATGTTACCAATTGCATCTATCAAACCAGCAATTGCTCCTAATCCATTTTGGAGTTCTTGAAGGCTCTTTTTAGACGCTTCCCTTGCAGCTTTAATTGCTTTATTTTTTGTGTTTTCTATAGCATTATCTACTAAGCCAAGAGAAGCTTTCAACGCTACGGGATTATCCTTATAAATTTCTTGAAGTTTTGTTTTGAGAGCTGTTAACGCTTTCATTTGCTTGTCTGTGCTTCCTTGATACATCGTACCAATAGCATTCACAAGACTTTGAGTCGTGCTGTAAACGTCTTTTGTGATTGAATTAAGTTGCGTCCTCAATTCATCTGGCTTTAAATTTATATATTTGATATCTTTCGTTTCTTGTGCCAATGTTTCGAGCTTTCGTTTTAAAAGTGGAATTTGTTCATTAGCATTCGATGTGAGCGAAAGCTTAAAGTCTATGTTTTCAAGATCTTTCACGTCGTTGTTATATCTTTCCAACCGGCTTTCCATATTCTGAATGGCAATGTTCGTGTTATCCAATTGGGTTTGCCACTCTTTCAATTGCTCAATTTCGATCTTCGTTGCGCCATTCTTAGCGATGTTATCGTGTAATTTTGCGATTCCTTCAGAAAGCGCCTTGGCATTCATTTTCAGGGTTCCAAGAAGATCTCCTGTTTTCTCGTAGTATTTTCTTCCATCTGCCAGTGCCTTATTAGTTTCTTTGAGATCTTTTTGAAACGCTTTAAACCCTGTTTCCTTTGCGATATCCATCAGAAACGATTCTAATGGCTTTATAACGTTTTTAATCCCACTTTTGAGTGTATTTACACCCTTTGCCATTTCTGATACACTATGGGTAGTTTTTGCCGTGTTGGCTCCATAGTTTTTTATCTGTTTGGAAATAGCATCGATGAGAGGCTTCAATTTTTTGAATTCTTCAATTTCCTTATTTGTAAGCTTTTCACCTTTTGCTTTCTTCTCTGCCAAAGCATTGTAAGCGTTCGTGTAAAGCGTGTATTTTTTCCTTAAAAACTCCAAATCGTTTAATGTAACCCCATGTTCCATATTAAGTGCGTGCAAAGAATCGGTGAGTTGTTCCGATATATCCTTTGTTTTATCAATGCTTGTGTTCAATCCATCTTGTTCTTTTTGGAGTTTTGATACCTTTTCGCTTACCATAGAATATGAGCTCTTCAAAACATCAAGATATTTCTTGTCAGCATCTGAAAGCTCTCCGGATTTCGCTTGAAGTTTTGAAATATCCGTGATTGTTTGCTTTAAAAGGTTTTGCTTTGCCTTGTAATAATCAAGATCTGACATATTCAAATTTTGGCGTGCAAATTCAAGCTCTTTTCCCTGTTCTGCATACTTAGTAGCGATATCTTTCAATTGAGAGAGACTTGTAACGGTGTTTTTGACGGCTTCTGTAACTTTTTTCTGTGATTTTGCCTGTTCGTTTGTAGCGGCAGTAACCTTTTTCTGTATGCCGAGGACTTCGTTTAAGGCTTCCTGTGCCTGATTAACTACTTTTTGTTGCTTCTCAACTTCGGCGGTTTGTTCCTTTTGCTGCTTCGTGAGTTTTAAAAGCTCATTCTGGTATTTTGCCATCAATTCCTGTTTCTTTTTCTCATCCGCAAGTGCATTCGCTTCAAGATCTTTGTTTTGATTTCTCAAATGTCCTATCTTTACGAGGGCTTCGCTTTCTTTTATCGTGAGTTCGTGCCGCTTTTCCTCCAAATCTTTGAGAGAAATTAAGCCCTTGTTGTAATCGTTGTTGAGTTTCCATTCTTCCTTTTTGTAATCGTTGTAACTCTTTTGAAGCTTCGTTATTTCTTCCTGGTTTTTCTTTATTCTTTCCTGAGCAGTTGCCGTATTTTGCAATGCATCAATTTCTTTGAGTGTGTAGCTTATGCCTTCTTTTGTGAATTTCAACTCTTCTTTAGCAGCATCAAGCCTTTTTTGTGCCTCTTTTAAAGCTTTTTCGGCATTCATTTTTGCAAGTTCTTTTCGTTTTTCAATATCTTCTTGAATCGCTTTTGCATTCAAATTCCAGGCACCGGTTTCATCGTTAATTCCTTTTATTGATTGCGGTGCAAGTTCTGCCAAATCTTGTGATATCTTTTTCAAACGTGCTTTTTCATCCGCAGTTTTATTGGCTTTATCTCTCAAGGCTTCATACTCACTTAGAAGAGCGCTTTCGTTATCTGCTTGTGCTTTCTGGGATTTCGCAAGCTTATCAGTGGATGCTATGAGATCATCATATGCCTTTTTTTGAGCTTGAATCCATCCAACAAGAGCCGTAATGCCTATGATAGCTCCAGCAACCCATCCAAAGGGGGAAGTGGCAAGAAGTGAAAAGCCTGCTATCAATCCAGGGAGCATTCCAACAAGCGATCCCAGAATCCCTACAAGCAAAGCACCGGCTCCACCAAAAGCGGTTATCATCACAATAGCTTGTTTCAAGTTAGGATTCAAATTGTTAAACCCATCAATTATGCCTTTCATAAAATCAATTATCTGCTTTACAACAGGTAAAAGAATGCTTCCGACTTCCGCTCCAAGATCTTTTATGTTGTTCCATAAGATCTTCATTTGAGCGTTGAATCCTTTTTCTCTTGCTTCTGCCATTTCTGCAGCATTGTTGGATTCCACCAAGTATTTCGAATAATTTCTAATAGCATCCGTTTGATTCATCAAAATTTCAACAGCTTTGATACCTCTTATTCCAAAGGTTGTTTGCATCTTTGTCATTTCAGCTGTGGAATCTATCGCGCCACCAAGTTTTTGTTTCAATTCATCCAAAATATCCGCAAGGGGTCTCATATGTCCCGCAGCGTCAAGAGCATTTATGCCAAATTGCTTGAAAAGCTGAGGTGCAGCCATGTAAGCTCTGTTCAAAGCCGTGCCCGCTTCTTCTGCACTCATACCAGCGTTTTTCAATAAGCCAAGTTGTGTAACCACATCTTGCAAAGGTATATGCATTGCATAAGCCGTTGATGTAACGTTGGCAAGTCCTGCTCGTAACTCTGGAAGGATGATCTTGAACTCTTTAACAGCACCGGCAAAAATGTTCGTTACACGATTTGCTTTTTCTTGTGCACTAAGATAATCAGGCATTTCCTTCACATAGGTGTTCATGGCATCTGTCATGATGTCCGTTGCTTCTGCCATGGAACCAAATGTTGCTATTGATAAAGTTGCGGTTTGTTCAACAGATGAAACTATCTGTTCATAAGTCATTCCGGCGGATGCCATGTTGTAATACGCCTTCGTGATTTCACTTGCACTCGTCATGTGCGCTTTGGAATATTCGATCGCTTTTTCTTTTAAGGTATCTATTTGATCAGCGTTTAATTTCATAACGCTTTGAAGATCTGCCATGGCTTGATTCAATTTTCCCGCTTGATAAACGGCAAGGCCAAAAACCCCTTCAATTGCTGCTCCGGCACCCAACAAAGCATGAGATGCCTCACCTATGGCGCTAAATGCGGTTTTCCAGCTTTTCTCGGCTTTGCCCGCTTCAACTGTTAAGCCATTTGCGGTTTGCCTTGCTTCAATCATTGATTCTTTAAATTGTCCTGTTCTTGCTTTAACATCTATCCAAAGCGATCCTAAGTTCATTTTCACACCTTCTTTATCTTGACGATACTGCCCAGTTCTAACAAGTCATCTACACTTTTTTCCTCTTCTTCACCGCTCATTTTCTTATATCTTTCCGCAGCCTTTTCTAAATACAAATTCACCTGTTGAAAAGTCATTTTTTGGATCTCTTCGATTGTCCAACCGTATTCTTTCGAGAGGAATTCGAATGTGCTTGCGATGGCGCTACCTTCGGCATGTTCTCCGGCACCACCATCGCCACCGTGTTTTTTAGTGTTTTTTCAATCTGGTTTTGCTCAAGAATTTTTTTAACTCCATCTACAGCTTGAATGGGATATATTTCATCCATTATCTTTTTCTCATCTTCCCCTATGGCGATAGCAACTGCTTTAGCGGCTATTTCTGTTCCTTCCACAATGTATTTAGATAGGTCTTCACCTTTTACCATTCTCTCAATGTAATCATTAAAAACTCTCATGAATTCTACATATTTCTTTATGTTCAATGGCGGCACTTCAACTGTTCTTTCGCCTACCGTGATTTTTATCTTTTTAGGTATCAGAATATCTAATTCTTCCATTTCTACACCTCCACAAAAGAAAAAGGGAGCTTAAAGCCCCCTTTCTCATTGCTCCGCTTCTATGCTCAACAGTTGATCGCCTTTTGGCCTTGTGGTATCGGCGACTGCTTTTATATCAATTGGAACGGTAACCCAGTCGGATTCGGCGAAACTCAAATCAAGCCCACCTACCCATTGAGCCTTGTAGAACATTATCGTGATTTTCTTTCCGTCCGGTTTCGTGTGAACGAATTTCATTGGAACAGGATCTGGTAATCCAGCCTCTCCACCAAAAGTAAGCTTCTTAGTCGTAGCGGTTGCGTAATCGTATGAAATAAAGGTATCCGTGTTCAAAGCTATATTTGAACCAGAAGTCCTTGTGATTATTCCTTCATCCCATGCGACGGTATAGTCAGTTCCCTCCGTATAAGTCGTTCCCACTGGAGTGTAGATAATTTTCAAAGCGCCGGTAATGTTCTTAGCGTTAGCATTCGTCCCGTCTCCTTCAAAGAATTGAAGGTTTCCGTTGGATGGATCAACTTCCACACTCAAAGTCCCACTTGTGGTAAGAGCCGATCCTTTCGCTTCAATAGGAACAGCCACGCCGTCCAAAGTAATTTGTGAGACGTCTCCAACCGCACTAATAGGATACGTAAGCTTGTAATCACCAGCGACAGCACCTTTTGTTCCATCTGCTACATATTCCTCGGTTTGCTCGGATGAAGGAGCATTTTTAACTACCACATTTGAAACTTTTTCGTGAAGCAGGTTTATACTTGCCGTTGCGCTTGCAAATTGATCGCTTTCATCTGCAATGTGCGCCGTGCCGGCTCCTACATTCTCAATAGCTATACCAAGAGCATCAGCCAAATTCTCAGCGGAAACCTCTGCGCTTGCGGCTTTGAGCTCCGCATTCTCTGCGGTCTTTGCACTTGCCAAAAGCACGGCAGGTAAGCCGGCGGTTAAATCGTTCGTTTCTTCTGAGATTGTAAGTGTAGCCCCACCTTTGAGATGTCCAACATTCCGGAAATTCTTCCCAAAGTAGAGCTCACCACTTCCGATCGTGTATTTTGTTGACAATTTTCACACCTCCATTTTTAATCAAAAATGTATTTGAATTCAAACACATAAGAGATCTCGTAAAACTCGATTCTGTCTCCTATTTGAGACATGTAAGGTTCTGCATCCGATTGAGTCAAGAGTTTAAACGGTGAAGTCCACAAGCCGTTCTTATTTATTGAATGATTTACCAAAATATTCAGCACTTGAAGCCCTTTTTGTTCAATCATGGATGCCGTTGTGGATGCCACGTAAATCTGCAACCTCGCCGATCCAGCGTTCCCAAGCTCTGGCTCCAGAGATAAAGAGTAAATAACAGTTTTTTCCGTTGGTGGCTTAGGCTCGGTTTCGTCGTGAACGTCAAAGTCTGGCAATGAATCTGATAAGAGATGATAAATTTCAAGTTTCAGATCTTCAAAGGTCACGACATCTCAACTCCTTGTAAACGCCCTTATCAAGAACAGCTACAACCTCAAAGTTTTCCAAGCGGTCGCCTTTTTGAATATTCTTGTCATGAGAAACAAAAATTCTTTTCTCTGTGTCTTGAATAAGGTTGCCGTTGTTATCAAAGGCTGAATAAGCTCTATCCACTACTATGGCATGAACGAATCCATTTGAAATGTACGTTGCCTGTTCGTGTCCAAATTCATCTTTTGTTGTCTGTTTCTTGAGCCATTCAAGGTTCAAATTCTGCCTTTCAAACACTCCTGGATTCATAGTATCGCCTTCTTTAATTCCTCAAAAACGATCTTAGAGATATCTGCCTTTGAAATACTTTTAACAGCCGGCTTGAAAAAGGGCCTCGCCTTCGTTCCATGTTTCCCAATGTATTTTTGAAGCGCATATCCCCTTCTGACGGCCTCTTTCTGTGACAATTTATATTTCCTTCTCACATACTTGATTAAAGGCTTAGAAGGGGGATAATGCGGTCTTGTACCAAATTCTACATATGCGGAATAGGGTGCACTCGATATAACAAAAATGCTTTTTCCTTTAGGAGTAACTTCAATCTTTTTTGCCAATTCTCCACTGTTAGAGGTAGGCAATGAGGCTTCCCCATGTGAAGTTGGCTTATTAAGATTCTCAATCGCTCTCGTTCGTATCATGTGGCCTACACGAAAGAGAGAATTCGTTATGAATTGCCCCGATGCCAGATAATCCAACCGCCTGAACAACTTCTCGTTAGATTCCATAGAGGTTTACCTCTATATCTTGGTTCATGTTCAAAATCAGAAGATTATCGATCTCCGGAACTCCATAAAGTGGTGAATGATGATACTGTACTCTATATTCCGCAAGGCTTTCACTGTCAAAATTGATTTGGCTTTTAAGCATCGGATCGTTTTCGTATTTTGCTATAAGGCGAGCAGCACGGTTGATCGTTGTTGGAGTTGGTATGTATGCTCTTCCGGTTAGTTTCTCAATAATTTCTGTGGCGAGATCACATAAATATTGGAGTTCTTCCGTCGTGCCTGTTAAACCATCACTCGTTAATTCGTCAACCGTGCAATATGCCATGATTTATCACCCTTTCTTATCTTTTACGCTCTTTTTGCCTTCTTTTACTTCGTCTTTTTCAACTTTAACTGCTTCTGGCTTTTGCACTTTTACCTTTTGAACTTTTCCGGCAAACAGAGGGCTTATAAGTCTCTTATAAGTTTCCTCATCAACTTCAAGAGTTTTTCCGCTCAGGAACGAACGCCCATTTACACTATAAGTTCCTTTTCCTTTGTAAGTGAGGTAATATTTATTGGCCATAACTAATCACCTCAAGACACGGTGAAGTTAGGGCACACATTCGTTCCGAGAGCCACTGCGTTAGGATTCTCAAATGCAAAATCAACTGTAGTACTGAGGAAATAATCGGTTTTCAAAGCTTCAGGTATTCTCTTCTTCTCGGTTAATATGTTCTTTGAGATTCCATATATCAGATTTTCACGTGGAATAAGCATAACGAACGTTCTCTGATCAGCGAGAGAGGAAATATCACTTGCTAAGTATGTTGCCGTTATGGTGGCTCCGCTTGTGGGGGCAGTGGCAAATGTTATGGTTTTCGTGGATGGATCGTAAGTGTAATCTGCGCCTTGTGTTTTCTTGACGCCATCAACATATACAATCAACACATATTTCCCATTGCCGTCTATTTCTTCCTCGGCAGTGTGAGCCGTTGTGAATGCCTTATTCGTTCCGTCAGCAGTACCGCTTACGCTTTCGCCATCTATGAACATATCAGGCAATGAAGGAACTGACACGAGAGGTTTTCCAAGTATGTTGATTTGTCCTTCTTTTATAATGACGTTTCCAGAGAACAATGCCGTTCCGCCTTTATTTGCAAGGGCTCTTCTTATGGCAATTTCAAAGTTTGAAGAAGTGAACCATACAAGATTCAATTTTCTAAACTTTTGCGGCATTTGAATCAAGATCTGCGAGAAGATGTCCGTTAAATCCGTAGCGGTTATATGAGCGCCGGCTACATCCACAACGTGTCCGTTCGATTTTGCCAGGGAATAGAATCCATCATTTCCACCAAAGAGATCCCCATCGAAATCGGAATTATCAAGAAGCGAAAGCTCTTCGAGATCATTCTTAAATGCGTTTGCCATTCCTTGTGCTACCATGTTGGAAAAGTTCGTTCCTACAACATTTCTCAACGCTTTATCAGTGATGCTCCATGGCACCATGAAATCAGATGCATCAAGCGTTATTTTATCGCTTCCTACACCTCTTCTTGCAGTTACAGTGGCATCTTCAGCAACTCTTGTAGCTACCCTTCCACCAATATTAAATCTCACAATTTCTTCTTTATCCGTTGTCATATTTACAACACGTGCGAGTTTCAAGAGAGTGCCCGATTCTTGCACCATACTCAAAAATGCTTGCCTTTGTTGTGGGTTCATCAATCCATTAGAAATGCTTGAAGATGTTATATCGGCTTTCTCCATTACAGCTTTGTTATCCATTCTCATTTCACCTCCGATTAAAATAAGCCTTCAAATACAGATTTCTTTTCGCTTTTTGCTTCACTTTGAGCGTTTCCCACCGGAACGGTTTTCTCAAGCTTTTCGAGCCTCTTTGAAATATCTTCAAGAGTGTTTTTGAGTTCATCCGAGAGTTCCACTTTTACAGTCGTTTCTGCACTCTTGGTAACTTCTTTCGTTTCTTCTTTCTTTTCCTCTGGTTTCACCATCTTCTTGAGATCTTCGAGTTCTTTCAAGATAGGGTCAACACTTTTCTTGACTTCCTCTTGTATCACGTTCATGACTTCTTCTTTCTCCATTTTTTGAACACCTCCACGTTCTTTTTCTGCTATCGTGATCACCTCATCCAACGCTTGACGTGCGGAAATTATCTTTTTTAAATTGGAATCTGAAATTGCACGTCCCGCTTTTTCAATACCAAGCATTTGCTTGATTTTGGTAAGCATTCCGTCTTTTTCTTCTTTCTGTTGCCAAGGAGCGGTTCTACCCATTTTCTTGTAAAGTGGTTCCAGTTTCTGCTTTGCCTCATCTATCACACTTTGAGGAACGTTCAATCCTCCTCGTGAGCCTTGAAGAACAGCTCCAGCAGCCATAACACCTCTGGGATATATCATCAGTTTCCCTTGATATACCTTGCCAATAGGCAACTTGTAAGCGTATCTTTGGTCTGAGTAACCATCTCCGTCAGCATCGAGAGTAGGATCGGCATTGTAGATCACGTGAACATTCGCATATCCTTTCATTCCAAAGAGCTCAATTACCCTGTTTCCATCAGCAGGTGAGAAACCCCAAGGCTCCGTTTCTGGTGCAAGTGGAAGATCTGAAACGTTCGCAACCCACTTTTCCGCTTTTTCCTCGGATTCTTGAACCGGTTCTTCTTTTGCAAAGCCCGCCATGCTCAATCCCGTTATGTTCCCGTTTTCAATCTCTTTCCATGTGTCGTCGTTGGTAACTTGTATTCCTACAGCCCACGCTCCAACCTCTTTGAACATCGGATCTCCATCTTTGACAATCCAAGATTCCGCCACAAAGCCTTCGCCAGGATCGTAGTCATGTTGCTTATCAACGTTTGTGGTTAATCCGGCTTTCATAAACCTATAAGCCATCTTTTCAATTTCATCAGCTGTCATCGTTGCGCCGTCAGTATCCACTTCATCTGGAGCATATACAATTCCATAAACACGATGCTTTTTGCTATCTTTTTGCACAATTGCGATCGTTTTGTGGAATGTGGCGTTATCTTGATCGAAATTTTCTGATTTCACGATGATCGTTTTTTTGTTGGCGCCTTTGTATACAAGAGAAATGAACGATACCACAACGTCTTTTAGCATCACCTTTGGTTTCACATTCTTAATCCTCCTTTCAATAATTTCAAAGCATTCCTTTTACCGCTTTCATTCTCACGTCGGAATAAAGGATGAGATCTGAGTGTTTTCTCCGCCATTTTCATGCTCAAACGCCCCACGTTAACCAAATAGGCAAGCGAAATTATTTCCTCTTCTAAGGGACGTTTAATAGCTTTTAATGAATACTCTATTTTCAAAGGTCTATCAACCGTAACGTATGTTGTCCGGCAAAAATGGTGATAAGGTGGCAAAGCATACACCGCTGGGATTTCACTTCCACTCAATCCTTGAATTGGAGATGGATCGTTAGGATTAGGAAAAGGCAATTTGCTTTTTATCTGCGTTGGCGAATCCATGCTCATCCATTCATTTAGCCAATCGTAAGCCGTTGATATAGGGATTATTTTTCCGTTCATAGCCTGGCAAAATGGAGTAGTTCTTTTGTCTAAAACAGCAACAATTCTATAAGCCGTAACACCCATTCTGATCATTGTGGCAGCGCCTGCCACGTTTCTAAGCCTTGTCGTTGTATTTCTGGCCACAAGTTCCCAGTAAGTTTCTGGATGCATGCGGATAGGTGGCAAATCGTAGTTAGTGAAAAGATCTTGAAGCCGTTTTTGCAAGCCTGCTATTCCTTCTCGTTGCAAAGTAGATTCTTTGATAGCCTTCAACATTGCCACTCTAACTTTCGTATCATAATAGCGATGAAACCACACGAAAGGCTCATATGTTACACCATCAGATAATTCACGGTCAAATTCGTTGAATCTAAACGTTTTTAAGTGCATTTGAATGGATTTTCGGTAAGTTATAAAACCTAAGTTGAGTGCCATGGCGTATTTATCGTTTCCAGCTTGCAGAAATGTATCATCTACGATTCGAATGATCTTTTCCCTATTTACACGATCGAGTTTTGAGATCCTGGATATGATTTCCTGTGCAGCCTCTAACCACGCATCGCTTAAAATCGATCGCAAGTCATCAAAAAAGCCCTCAAAGAGGGCATCTCGGTTTGAACCTTTTATGAATGTATTTATATATTCAAGCTTTGAATGGATATCACGGGCGATCCTCTTCTTGGCGTAAAGCATTTTTCACCTCTTCCAGCATTTTGGAAAACTTCTCCGCTGTTCCCACATAACCACCATTAGCAAGAATGGCAAGAATATTGGATGGAAGATCTCCCCATGGTTGCGAAAATTTCTCGTACTTTTTCCCAAAGTATTCGCTCATGATATCCGTTGCAATGTTAGGCGTCGCAGCGCCGGCAGTAACGAACGTTTCTAAAGCTTTGACTTTCTCGGAAGGATCGGAAAGATCATAAGATTTAAATTTCATCTCATACGCTGTAATCCCTTCCATTTTAAGCATTTGATTGAACACTCTTTCAAGCTCTCTTCTTTCTGGCTGAAATACTTGTTCATCAGCGTATTTGTAAGCTGTTTCTGCCGTTGCCCTGTTGTAATCTGAGCTTTCACCCGTAAGTAAAGGCGGCAATCTGAAAGCAGATCTTATCTTATCCCTATTAACCTTGTTGTAGTTCATGAAAAGCGCATCGCTTTGCAGAGTTTCCGTGAGTGGTTTGATATCAATTTTCACATTGCTTGCTTTTTCCTTCGATAATGGATTTTCTTCTTCTGGTTCAGCCTCCAGTACCATGTATTTGAAAGCGTTATCTGTACCTTTGAGATCATCAACATAACCTTGTAATAAATCAAGTGAGGTCTGTGTCAAGTACCCACCTTGAACTACTATAGCAGCGGGGATATGCTTACCGTTGAGAAAGTAATTGTAATTCAATTCAGCGGCTTTCCTTGAGCCAAGGATTTCAACGATATTTCCTATGTATCGAGGAATGCCATAAGGTGTTGTTGGATCGAGATCAAGTTTGAAATGAATAATTTCCGATGCAGGTGTAGAAGTTTTCTTATATTCTCCAGTGAACTTATCCATGGAGCGTGGATCTCCGAACTCTTTGAAGTAAATTGGTTCACCGTTTACCACCTGAATGTATTTATTGAATTTTCTTCGGAATGTTTTTCCACCTATGGTAACCTCTATATACTCCTTAGATAATTCACCTACCCTGAATGTATGAGCCGGAGCGTAATAAAAACCCGCAATTTTTCCGCTTAGATCTCGCACCACTTCCAGATAGGCGTTTCCTGTCCTCTCTCGATCCCCAATGATTTTTTTCATTATTCCGATAAAGCTATCGTGTGCGGAACAGGTATCAAAGAATTCTTTTGCCTGGTTCAATTGAGCTTCGTCGTCTTCTTCGCTCGTTTTTATGAGATCTATTCCAAAGCCCACAATATTTTGTTGATAAGCCCCTATGCATTGTAGAAGAATATCTGAGTATTGTGGCATCTGTTGAAGCTGTTCGAGATCATAAGGAGGCTCAAAATATTTAATCGACATTTCAGCGTATTTGTCAGCTTGATTTGAAACCAGGTCATTTGCCGCATTCTTAATAACAAAAGCTTTTACTTTCTTCATGATTGCCTCCCTTTAATAATTCTTGCTCTTCCTTCTTTTCGCTTGCCTCTATGCACTCTCTGAACCAACGAATGCGAATAGATAGCATATCTCGTGGCGTCCATTGCGTGGTCGTTGAATTTCACTGGCTCTTCCAAAACATTGCCGTTTTTGTCTTGCTTCCATTTGTAAGATTCGATTTCCTTGATTGTGTTTACACAATTTTGATTGATGAACAACTTTTTCCTTTTAACGAAATCAATCCCATCTTTCACACTCTTATTAGCTGGATAAATGTTGAAGCCAGCACGCCTTATCTCTTCAATCCTGTTCGGTTCGGCGGAATCAGCATATATGCTCGAATTCGTGGATTCTACAATACGTCTCAGCTGATCGATAAGATCGGCATTGGTTAGACCACGTTCGTACATCTCATCAAGGATGTAGAGGCGCTCGTCTAAAATGCCAATCTTGATCAAGGCCGTGGGATTGTTATATCCGAAATCCAAGCCATAGATGACTTCGTCGAAATGATCAGGAATTTCAGAGATAATTTCATAGTTGGAATAAATCATGCCTTTGAGAGAAACAAATTCTCCGAGGGCATAAACTCTGTAATAAGCTTCATCTTCATTGATTAGGTTTTCAAGTGTTTGAACGTATTCTTTGTCTAAGAACCCATTATCTTTGTAGGTTGTTTTTAGTATTGCCACATCTTTATGCTTAGTTTCGAAGAATTCTTTATAAACCCAGTTGTTTTTGGAAATTGGATTGAAAGTCAAAAACATTTGATTTTTCTTATCTGTTTGCCTTCTAAGTCTTAAACGCAATTGTCTGTAATCATCCAGAGTAAATTCTGTCGCTTCTTCCATCCAAATGTAATTGAATTCAGCAGACTTTATTTTTTCTGGATCATCCATTGATTTGAACAAGATCTCACTTGAGCCCACTTTGACTGTCTGATCAGCTTTGTTCAAAGCAAAGGGAATGTTGTATTCCCTTAAAAAGGAAATGATAAGCTGGTAAGCGGATATCTTCAAAGCTGGATTAGTTTTCCTCGTAATGAGAATTCTCTTATTCCCCTCTGCAAGCTTGTAAAAGATGAGAAATTGTGCCATTGTATAAGACTTTCCGGATCCAGCACCACCGTATAAAACATTTACAGTGCTTTTGGATTTTTTTAACCATCGTCGAATCTTTCCAACAAATTCAACGTCCATCTCTATCTACAACCCTGAATGTCAATGAGCCTTGAAGATCCACATTTTTCTTTTCAGTCCAGCCAAGTTGCTTAAGTGAGAAGATGGCCATGGTAACATTTATCTTTCCTTCGAGTGCCAATCTTTCAAGCTGTGCCATTTTCTTAGACCTTGCTTTTTTTAATAGAGCGGAAAACTCATCATGATCATAGAAAAATTGATGATACACATTATGTTGATAAGCGAATTCGGCAGGGATCGGGATTTCAGTGTTTTCTATATACTCATCGAATTCCTTCGCCAACTTTTTCAGAAACTGCTTTGAATATTTTCTTGGTCTCGCCATCCCGATCATCTCCTTTCTTTATTCATCAACTTCAATAATCACTCTGAATATTTTTCCAGAACAATAAGCTGGCACTTTGATAAGCTCAGGCATTTCACTCGCCGGCACATCTAATTGGACTCTCGCATTACCTTCGCTTCCATCTATTTTTACAGCACTTTGTATTGGCGGTAGGCTCGCTTGAAATTCTATTCTCATTTTCATACCTTCCCTTTTAATTTTTCCAATTCTTTCTTCACTTTCTTTTCTAATTCCTCATTAAAATGCAAATAACTAAGATTCTTATTTGTTTTCACGAGTACCTCTTTTAATCCTTGTCTCATCCCATGGTCATGTATATATCTGTGATGTTTTTTGCAGAGAGAAACCAGATTCCACGGATGCATATTTTTCTTTATATGTGGCACCCCTAAATACTCTGGAATCCACGAATTTCTTGAAAAGATATGATGCACTTCCTCTGCTTCTGCCCCGCATATAACACACTTGTGGTGATCTCTTTCCAAAACGTATTCTCTTATCGCAGGGGGAATTGGCATCATTCCTCTTTTTTTCGTTTTATGTCGTACTGCTTGACTTCGTCCCATTTGCCCCGCCTCACAAGCTTATAAATAATCGCATAGCTCGCTATATCGTCCAGCGTGTCTTCTATGCTTTCATTTGACACTTCTAAGCCGTTCAAGAAGTGTATTCATCTTCATTATGAAAGAACTCAAATTTTTCACATAATCCTTCTGACGTAGTGGCATGCTCTTTTATGTCTTTTGTCAACTGCAATCTTTCTTTCTCGCTTAATTGTTTAGGGACAAAATCGTACTCAAAGACAATATCAAAATAACTGCCAAACATCATATCTTCTCCAAATTGTGGATGCCAACCTTTAGCGCCCGTTTTTCCACATATAAACACAATAAGCTCTCTAAATTCTTTTGAAATAGAATCGATATGAGTGTATTCATCTTCATTTGGAGAATAAATCAGTTCATTTAGGAACTTTGTATCTTCATCTGAATAACGATACAAAGCCGCTTGTTTCAATCCGAGGCTAATTTCTACTTTCATAACTTTTTAGTCCCCTATTACACGTATAATCAATTTTTTCAGCGTGTCATAATCCGGCTTTTCTATCTCAATTCTCATATCACCAAAATATATAACCCTGACCACTTCCCAAAACTTCACCGTCATTTTGCACCTCCAAGGCATAATAAAAGCCCCGACAAGCGGGGCAAACAAAGAAAAGGAGGAGATAAGTATATCAATAATCAAATTGTTTTTTCAATTGCTCTTTCATTCTTCTTCTAAACGGCTTGTTATGAGCTTTTCTATCATACCTATGCCCATAACCTCCAAACCAAGCATTTGAAAGCCTTTTCTCAGTGTTTCTCTTCATTTCACATCACCTCTTTGAGTTTAACCACCTCCTTTCTGGCATGAAAAAAGGGCGATTTCTCGCCCTATTTGACATTTATAAATTTTTTTATCTTACTTATAAGCTCCTCCCATTTTTTTCTTATTCTTTCTTCTAAATTGGGCTGCAAGAAAAAATCAATAATTTTTTCTCTGTCTAAAATGATTTTACCTTTGCTGTATTCTTTTAAAAAATCCAAATCAAAGAAAGAAAAGAATGAGAAGTTTTCATTTTCCCTATACATTTCTTCAATGGGATATAAGGATATATGCATGAATTTCTCTATACTTATGTCTCTAAAAACCGCTTCTGATTCACTGCCTTTTTTCTCGTCAAAAACTTTTTCTTTCACTTTCTCCATTTTCAGAAGCTTTGCTAAATAAATTTGTCCCAGTTTCTCCAACACATGTCTCTTTAGCTTATTCTTCGATGTTGTAAACTCAATCCAAACCCCTTTATCCACCCTTTCTTGCTTAGAAATATAAAGATCCATATCTGGAGGATTTTTAATTGGCATCTCTAATTTTATGTTTGTCCATCCATTCACTCCTATTTTTTTCAAGATGGACTTACCTAAATCAATGTCCACGTTTTTTTGTGCCGCTGAATTCTTTTGTCTGCTTGAACGAAGAAAATCACTGACTTGATCAAATCCTTGAAAAGCCCCTGAAGCCATAAGCACTTTCTTATGATTTGGAAGAAAAAAGTGTAAAACTATATCATTATTTTCATCATCTAAATGAATATCCAATTCTTCATTGTGAGCTAAACCAAAAGCAATCCACCTTTCAAACGCTTTTAGGCCGTTATCGCTCACAGTAATGCATCTCCGGGGGCATGTTCTTTCATAGGTCTTGTGCTATATACTATATCTAACAACTTGTCTAACCTTATAGCACCATATTTCTTTATCACTTCATCGATTATTTCTTTTTGCTTTTTATCTATTTCAGGAGGATTTTTGTTAACTTTTTCCCACATTTCATCACTTAATCTGTAATCATGAGCTATCCCAGAATTTGTAGGAAATGCATAATCTCTTACAACTTCTTTATGAACGAGTGTATCAAGCGTTTCTATTATATCGTTAGAATAAGGGCCATAAAAATAATATTGATATTTGACTTTCGTTATTTTTTCTCCTGCCCTTGCTGAAGAAATCAAATCAGACAGGTATAGAAGTTTTACTATTCTTGTTCTTCCAATGGTAGGCCGAATATTTTTGAGTTTATACAAAATATAAATGATTATCTTCTCCAGCTCCACTTTTTGCCACCCCCTTGCATTTTCAATAATACCGCTTATTACAATATAAATCAAGGGGGAATGATAAAAGCGGGTTCTACCCGCTCCTCATACTTTTCCCATTCAATCATATTTTAGCACATAGTCGTCCGTTTTGTCAAAAGTTGTAACGTTCTTAATCGAATTTTTACAATTGCTCTTGCTGCTCTCTTTAACATGTTAGGAATTTGCGAATGCTCAATGTAATAGATTTTATCTGGTCCATCATCTGCCGCAATCAACCCTAACTTCTCAGCGATATCAATGCTTTTTTCTCTATTCATCACCGCCATGAGCCATACATTTGATAAAGTTCTATCTTGTTCTCTAAGCCTATAAAACCAATACTCCATTTCTCCGACAAGTTCTGCCGTATTAAAAACCTCTTCATCCGACGGCTCAGGCTTTTCTCCGCTTCTTAGAAGAATGCTCCCCGTCGCAAATGCCGTTTCCCACTCAATAAGTTCGTCAACAACAGATAAATCAAGAACTCCTATCCCCAAAGTATGGCAATAATTCTTATAATGACGATATAATTTCTTCATTTCATACCATTTCATCGGTACTCCTGTTAAAAACTTCTTAGCCAAATAATCCATTCTCTACCTCCTCAACTTTTTAGCCAGCATTTCGTTGAGTTCGTCTCGGATTTGTTTTAATCTTTTTTTCTCGTCCTCAGTAAAAACGGACTTACAGGAGCTAATTGCCCTCGTAAGCCCATCCGCTAATTTGCCAAGCGCTTTAACGTCCTCAGAAGGGGATATCGTCTTCTTCATTGACAAGCTCGCTTTCGGTGGTGCCAGAAGTTACTTCTGCCCCCGGGAGTTCATTTTTCTTTCTCAGCAGTTGAACGCTTTTCGCAATTACCGACAAGTCGCTATGTTTAATCCCGTTTTGATCTACCCATTTGTTCTGGCTTAAACTGCCCTCTACCAACACAAGATCGCCTTTTTCTGCGTGTTCTCCTAAAAATTCAGCCGTTTTATTAAACGCCGTTACCCTTACGAAATCCACCCTGTCGTTATAACCGTTTACCGCCACATCAAACGTGGCATAAATTTTTTCACTTTGGCTCGCTTTCGCTTCAACATCTTTTGTCAATCTCCCAGTTAGAACTACCAAATTAACATTCATACTATTGCCTCCCTATAATGTACTCCTGCAGGCACAACTCCATAATTCTCCAAGCGTGTTCTTAAAACCCTAACGCTCATCCCTGAGACTTTCGCAGCATGCTCCAAAGGCGGACGATCTCTCATGAGCTCTTCAAAATACGCTCTTCGCACATCCTCCATAACATCTGCATATTTGCGCATGTCTCCATTCTCATCAAAGAGATCCACTCTCATCTTTGCCACCCCCGTGCAATCTGAATTCAAGTTTTTTTCTCAAATATTCTTCGTGATTCTCACAATCTGAAATCTTTCCAACCGTAAGAATAGATATCAAAAATACTCCTAAAATCCCGCCTATAAACATGCCAAGAAGAAAAATCATTCTTCATCATCCTCCTTCACAAAGACCTCTAACTCTTTTATGCCCGATTCAAGCCAATCTTGCATGTATTTGTAGGAATTCAGCACGTACTCAACCAGATTCTCATGGCAGTGGGCATGCTTGCAAAAATTCTCGACTTGCTCACGGACACCATCAATATATCCATGCACATGGTTCATAGCAGAATAAGCACCCAAAATGCGTTGTTCGTCAATTTTTATCATTTCTCATCATCTCCTTTAATCAACACCTTTTTCTTTGACCCGTCTATCAATTTCATCAAGATATCCCTTTATATCACCGAGTAAGTTGTTTAAATGTACTGAAATCACATAATAAATCGTCTCATGCTCCTTTTGCGCTTGATATTCAAACGCATCTATCACCTCTTTTGCTTCCTCAACTTTCTCTTTGGCAAATTCAATCGCATCACTAATCATTTCTCATCATCTCCAAATTCTTCGTACTCCTCACACTCTACTTCTTTTTCCCAATTGTCTGTCATCCAACTATCGTTTCCTCTCATACAGTGCCCAATATTTATTCGATAATTTTTACACTTTAAACATTGCTCTTTAAGTTTCACCCTTCATCATCTCCCAGTGCTCCCAAAACCATCTTCTCCACGGTTGGAGTCCGGCAACTCATCTTTCACCATCACGGCTGAACACGGAAGAATTATCAACTGAGCTATCCTATCTCCGGACTGAATTTCGTAATCGTAGCCGCCTATATTCGCCAAATTCACCATGATTTCTCCTCTATATCCTGAATCTATAACCCCACCCATTACAAAAATCCCCTTTGCCGCCATTGAAGAACGTTCTTTGACAAGTCCAAAATAGCCTTCTGGGATTGCAACTTTTACACCAGTATGGATCATGGGTGTGAATTCTTGAGCCGGTACTATTACATCTTCGATGCTTTCTAAATCCCATCCAGCGTCTGTGTAGTGTTTATGAAAAAGCATCTTATTCGTTTTTACCTCTGGATATTCTTTTTCAGTTGTGTTCATTTTTGCTCCCCCTTTTTATGATCCTTTCTCCATTTCTCCTCGTCAATTTTGTAGTAATCTCTGAACTCCCACATCTTAAGTAGTTTCCTTACATCCATTGATTCTTTTACAAGCTCTTTCTTGGCTTCTAAATCATGAACAGAAAGCATTTTCTCTTCAAGAAATTTCAAATAACTTCCCAAAACAGCTGTTACTCCATCCATTTTCATTCCTCCTTTAACCATTCAAGGTTTTTGTCTCTCAACGTTTTTCGGTAATCGTCTACATCTTTGATTTCAATGGTTAGTAAGCTTTCATACAACCTTGAGAACATTTTGCTTCCTAACGCATTCATGAAGTCTCTCATGGGTAAGTTTGTTGTGAAAACTGTTCCTCTCTTTTGCCGATAACGATGTTCGATCAATTCAAAAGCACGTTGGAGAAAATATTTATTCTCAAACTCTGTAGTAAGATCATCAATCACCAATAAATCCACCCCACGCAAGGCTTCGAAGCGCTCATCAATGGCTTGAAAACCGCCATGGAGCAAATCAACCGCCAAAACAAGCGCCGCTGTATCTCCGACTTCTATCGCTTTTCGTATGGTCGCAATCGCTAAATGAGTCTTACCAGCTCCATAAGGGCCCGTTATCAAGATGTTCGCACCCTGTTCCCATGCACGTGCTTTGACATATTTTTTCATCAGTTTAAGCGCTTCTCCGCTGCTTGCGCTTCGTATCATGAAATTTTCAAAGCTTTTATCTGCCAAATTATCTGGTACAATTTCTCTCAATTTGTGCTCTAATTCAACCTGTTTCAGCCACGATTGATATCTTGGACAAACTATGGGAATTGGTTGCTCAGTCGGGCTTGATTCAAATATAAGAACACCGCCATATGGGCACTCGTAAGGCCCCGGACACTTTTCAAGACAGTTATCCAACATCTCCCTTGGAGTGGTAAAGCGTCTTTGCGAGATCTTCTTCTGTGAATCCTGTGCCCGCTGGGCTCTTGTAGAGTTCAGCTTCATCTCTTCTTCGATCTTGCTTATCTTGTCTCTTAACGGTTTCATGGCGCACCTCCTTGTCATCGTATTTCCCTTCTAACACCTTCACGAAATTGTCTTCGTTCTTGAAAACCCAATCAAAGCTTGCTTGCCAGCCACGATTGTTATCGCCCTTTAAGAAACTCGAAGCCTCCATTTTTTTAAAAACAGTTAGAATCTCATCTAAGGGATGTTTGGCATACCTTGCCCTTATATGCTTTTTTCTTTTATCCGTTAGTTGCTTAACCGGAGAAAAAGATTTGCAAATTTCGTTGAAGGATTCGACAACCTTTTTGAAGGGAATGTCTTCGGTAGAAGACTTAGTAGATACGTTAGTATCTACAATAATATTCTTGTCTTTATCTAACTCTTGTCTTTGTCTTATATATGGTACTGCGATTAGTCTCTCTATTAGTCCATTATTAGTCTTCGATTGGCCTTCGATTAGTTTTTGATTAGTGTCTGTGGTGGACCAATCCATGTAATAATATTTGCCAGCCGTTCTTGTTGTCCCTTTTTGATATCTTATTGCTCCACTATCATTAAGCCTTTGTCTCGCTCGAATGAATGCCGTTTTTGAGCATCCCATCCGTGCAATCAACCGATTATTGGGTAGATACAGCGGCTCTTTCCAACCGCTTTTGTTGGCATAGTCCAACAAAATAAAGTACAACTGTACTTCATACGGGGAAAAAGAATACGCCACATCTAACTCCCAAAATCGATTTATCAGCTCAATATATGTCATGTTTTTTTGCCTCCAATCAAAATCTGTAAAAACCCCGCACCCGTCGATGCGGGGAAAAGAGAAGGGGGATGGTCAGCTGAGACTGGTCAATATTTCTTTTGCCTGTTCTTCGCTCAAAAGGGCAAGGGATTTCACGCTGTATTTGGCTTTTATCATTTCAATGGTTTCTTTCTTTTTGTTCTCATCGTATTCTTCGAGTTTCTTATAAAGCTGTTTTATATGGGTAACGGATTCAGATGGTGAAACTTCTTCTTCGCTTTCATCCGGAGGAATTTCCTGGTAATCTGTATCTATCCAGTCGGTCTCATCCGGTACTTCTTCCACCATGTCTTCTCTTATTTCCTGCTTGGTGGTTTCATCCGCCGCAATTGCTTTTTGAACTTCGATGCTCATCGGAAGATATTTGCAAAGTTGCTTTATCACCGTTTTCTTTGCCATAGCATCGTAATCCGTAACCCAAGGCCCAGAGTTGGGGGATTTAGAGCGACTTCTTATCTTTTCAACATCTTCCTTTGACATAACCAAGAAAGAATATTGGCCATCCTTGAATTTTGCAACGGCGTAATACGCATATGCTTTTCCTCTATCTTTAAGAGCTGGTTTGTGTCGAAGCTTTGGCTCAAGCCCGTATTCGTATTCAAACTCATCGTTATCACAAACCTCATGCACGTCTATGTTCTGAATTTCTCCAGAACGTCTAACGAGATCAAGAAGGCCTTTGTATCCTATTTGAAACTGAACCTCTGTTGAATTGGTTTTTCTGTTGTAATAAGGAATTAAGTAAGCGTGACCTAAAACTCCAGGCTCCAAGCCAAGTTGTGCCGCCGTCATTATGGCTCCGAGAAGCGAAGCTTGAGATGCTTGAAGGAGCTTTGGATTCTTTCTCATTTCAGTTAAAGCAATTCTCGCTATTCTATCTGCATCCATATGCTTCGGTAATGCTTTCTGGATTTCTGGTTGCATTCTTTTCAGCAAGTCCTGGATTGTTTTATACGGGCTTGGTTTTATTCCTTGTTTTGCCTTTGCAGACAATTTATTCTTAACCTCACTTGTTGTTGACATCTTACATCCCCTCCTTAATTGTGAGTCTTCTATAGGAAGACTCTTTCGCATATTGTTCGTATAAATCAGAATGTTCTTTCTTGAAAGTTTTAGAATCGAATCTCTTAGTTTTTACTTGTTTCCAAGAAACGAAGTATTTATCTGTTCTTCCACTTTCGTGTTCTCCCAAAAGAGCCTTTATTCTGTTTTCTTTCTCAGTTTTCATCTCATCCAATTGCTTAATCTGTTCTACAAGGGCATTTCTTTCCTCAATGAGTTTATTTGCTTCGCCTGGAAGAGAAAGAATATCATCCGTTGTAGAAGATGGATACAAAATATTGAGTATCTCCGTTGAATTTTTTGAACCATCTATATCTGGAGGCGTTTTTGATTCAACACAATCCCAGAATTCTTTCTCAATTTTGATAAGATTCTGAATGAGTTCCTCATCTCTTTCCACCTTTTTCCAAACAAATTTGTTTCCACCAATCAAAACCGCTATGTATGCATAGTCGGTGTTCGTAACCGCCATGTAGTGTTGAACTTGAATGATATACTCTTGAGGGATTTCGTCATCCTTCCATTCTTTGGCGTTGTAGGCTGACGTGGTTTTACACTCCAGAATGGCATTTTCTCCAACTACTTTCCTATCTATGTTTGCGATCATGAAATCATATTCAGGATGAATGAGAATTGCATTAACTCTATGCACACGTTTGCCTGTTCTTTTCTCAAATTCTTTAGCAACGAGATCCTCAAGAATGTTTCCCCAATATGTGTATTCGTTATTAACATCTTTCTTGATTTCACCTATCTTTTCAAGATAAACCGCGAGCGGGGACTTAAAGCGGTTTAATCCCGCTATGGCCGCCGCATCAGAACCACCTATGCCTTTTCTTCTCGTTTCTTTCCATTCCTCGTAACTCATGCTCTTCGTATCAATTCTCATACGCCTAACCTCTCTTTCATGATTTCTTCTATTTCCCATAACCCGTAACCACGTTCTTTCTTTTTCTCCAAAACTTCTTTGAGGATATGTATTTTTCTCTTTTGATTTGCCAGCGCCCACATACGAGGATAAGCATTAGCGAGATAGTCAATAGCAAGAACAACGTCCATCTTTGAATATTTTCTGATGAGAGTTTTGATTTTTGCGTTTCCTTGTAGCTCTGTGATATACTTAGTTGTGATATTCTTATTTCGGGTTGTGGGCTCCTTCGTGGAGCTTCTTTTTTTACCCATTTTTCTTGCCACCTTTCTTTTTAAGTGCGCCTTTTACAAGCTGCTTACTGAATTTCTTCCACCAAGGTTTTTTTCTCATCTTTTCTCACTCCTCTCCAGAGGCCATTACTGAGCCAGTTTTCGTTTTTAATCTGCCGAACAAGCCGTGTTATTTGGGATTCGATAGCGTCCTGAGCTGAATCAATGTCTAAAATCTTTTTCAGGATTCCTTTAAGCTCAAGAGCAAATTCCATTTCTCCACGCATATTGTGAATCGTAATCAGGTTTTCTAAATGCCTTTTGAGATCGTCTTCTTCGGATTCGTATTTATCAAAATCCGATATGAGCTCGAATATCATTCGTGATGCTGCAATCGAATCGCAATTCTCAGCAAGCTGTTTACCTATCACCTCTTTTAATTTCATTTCTTTTCCTCCTTATCTCTTGTAAGTCGTACCAATCTTTTTCTCCGTGTCGAACGGGTGGTAATCCCCATTCTTTCTCCATCGAGCCTCGCTTAACAGCAATAAGGCATCCCATCTTGTCGATGATTGGAGCTTTTAACTCTCGCCGTAATTTGTGAATCTTTTTCTCCTGTGTAAGCATTTCTTTCAGAACTTCTGCAAACTTCATTTAGGATCGCCTCCCACCATAACCTTCTCTGTTTCGCTGTGTGATTGAATGCCCTTTGAAACTGCATCTTGAACGCCGTGCTCCACATTCTTTCCACCTCCTCTCAGAATTGCCATTATCTCTGGATCATTAACCATAACTTTTGCCAACTGTTGAATCTGCCTTGGTGACATGCTTTCACCTCACATTCTTCTTTTTCTTGTCACGCTATTCAATTGTCAAAGACCTTCACTCCCCATCCAAGTGGGCGGCGCTTAACCGCCCGCTTTTAGAATGCCCCTGCTAAGATGGTTTGCTTTGAACCGTATTTCGCTTCAAGCCTGCCAAGCGTGCGATTCAAATCATTCAAGCGCTTCTGGGATTTGTTGAATTTAATTCTTTCGTTGAAAATGAGCCATCTTGTTTCTTCGATTGTGAGCTCATCCAGCTTTTTATACGTTCTATGGCTGAACAAATTGCCTTTTTGTTGAACTACTCCTACGAGACCACTTTTTCTACTTGCCCTCACGGCATACTTTCCAAGAGCTGCACGCCATACCGTTGAAATGTTTGGAATCCTGCCGTGAACATCATAGGATTTTGCGAGGCTCTTAAATCTTTCATTCACAATTTCAAGCTGGGAAAGGGTAGCATTCACAAATTCATCTCCGTAATAACTGCGAATGAGTTCGCCCTTGGTTGCGTTTTTTAGGAGTGCCAACTGTTCAGAACGTGTTGTCAACTTTTTTCACCGCCTTTCCTTTTAAAGTGGAGAAAAACATCTTTAGAAGGGGCTCGGTTCTTTCAAAATCCTCAATGACCATGCCAAAAATGTTTATGCTATCTTCGTTCCAATCAAATGGATCGTTGATCGCCTTCGGTAATAACGGCCTAAGAGATACCAGAACTTTTCCTAAATCAAGAATGCAATTCTCCAATTGAATCCTTTCGTTTTCCCTAATCGCTTCTGGATCGTTTTTAACTTCTTCTATTGCTTGAGCCATTAAGGAAGGTTTTTGGGTTGTGGGCACCTCGATGATTTCTGGCTCAGATGGTTCGCTTTGAGAAGTTTTAGCCATTTCGGCAACTTTGCCGTTTTGGCTAAAATCATCATTGAGAATATGGGACACTGTTCGCTGAGGAATTTTCACTTCTTCTGCAATTTCTTGTTGTGTTTTCCCTTGTTGGCGAAGTTCTACTATCTTTTGCCTGTCTTCCTCGTCCCATTTTTTTCTCAAATCTTCCGTCCAATAACGAATGGTTCTCAAAGGTACTTTTGCCATCTCAGCCCATTTCTTGAGGTCATCGCCTTTTTTAATTTGCTTTAGGATGTACTCTTTCTTTTCTCTGTTTGAAAGAAAAACGCCGTGGCCCGCATTAAGGGAAACCGGCAACGCACGTGCTTCAAAGTCAGTCATTTCCTCAATGTCCGCTTCGATCTTTTTGTATCCAAGGGACTTATTGGCTTGTAATCTGTGATATCCATCTATTAGGAGATATCTGCCGTTTGGTTTCTTTTTAACGATGATTGCCGGTAGTACTTGGCCGCTTGAAAGCGTATCAGCGTACTGCTCAATGGCTTCCCTGTTTTCGTGGAAACGGGGCCAAAAAGATTCGTCGAAATCTACCTTGTCGATCTCTATTGCAAGAACTGCCATTTTTTCACCTCCTATTCGTAAGATTTATTCAATTGTCAAAGACCTATTCGTTACACCCCAGCGGGGGTTTTCTTTTTCGTGCTATCCTTTGATTGAGGAAACAAATCCTCAACTTTTACGTTGAAAAAGTCGGCAAGCTTGAAAGCAACGTTCATGGAGGGATTGCGATGTCCGTTTTCAATCATTGAAAGAGCAGGTTGTGTAATACCAATAGCTTTGGCCACTTCTTCAACCGTCAAATTTCGTTGTTTTCTCATAACTTTTAGTTTATTCAT